GAGCAATATTTGGGCGTTGTTTATTGATGTCGAGTTGACGACTCAGCAAGCGGCGGATGGATGCCGTTTCCCCTGACATTGCCAAAAAGCTCCTTTCTCGCGACTTCGCCAACCTGATTGGCAGGGTTCAGAAAGGCGGCAAGCTGACCCGAACCGAACGCGCCATGCTGCAATCCATGGCCACTGGCAGCGGAGCGGCCCCAAGCACCGCATCCAGCTATGTGGAACTTGCTGCCGTGCTGGGCGTGACGCGCCAGTCGATCAACACATGGAAAAAACGCAAGGACTCGCCAAAGCCAGCCTCCAACGGCATGCATGATGTGTCGGAGTGGAAGGAGTTCATGCGTCAAAACGAGCTCAAGGGCGGCGAGCCACTCACTCAAGATGGCGCCGACATCGAAACATCGCTCAAGGCAAGGAAGCTGCTCGCTGAGGTGGAAGAGCGTGAATTGCGCGTGGGAATCAAACGCGGTGACTATGTGGCGGTGGAGGAAGTCCGTCAGACATGGACGGAATTCGTTGCGCAGGCAAAAGCCATGCTTCGCAAGAAATTTGAGCAGGAACTCCCGCCGATCCTGTCGGGCCTCGACGCCACCGGCATCCAGGAGGAATCACGGCGGGCCATCGATGAAGTTTTGTCCATCCTGCACCAAGGCGAATGAAATCAGTCGAACCGGCACACTCGAAGTTGCGAGGGATCTGGCGTGATGCATGGCGTCCACCAGATCGTCGTCCCCCATGGGCGTGGTGTGAGGACCACATTTCCTCCATCCCCTATTCACCGATTCCCGGTCGTTTCCGCTCGGCCAACTCACCATGGATGCGTGAGCCGATGGAGGCGCTGGTGGATCCAAAAATCCGAATCGTGAGCATCATCGCTGCCATTCAGAGCGGTAAAACCAGCGTTGGGGAATTCGGCCTTGCTCACATCATCGCCAACCATCCGGGGCCAACGCTGTGGCTCGATCAGACGGATGACGATGCCAAGGACCAGAGTGAAAGCAGGCTCCAGAAGCTCTTTGACGAATGCCAGCCGGTGAAATCCCTCTACCCGGCCAACCGCCACAAAAGGAGGCTTTCCACCATCCACTTCAACAACGGCATGACGCTCTGGGTGTTGGGGGCGCACAACAAGACCAACCTCCAACGCCGCTCGATCCGTTGGCTTATTTGCGATGAGACATGGCGATACCCGCAGGGGCACATGACCGAGGCCGAAGCCCGCGTCACCGCATTTGGTTGGCTCGGCAAGTGCCTCTTCATGAGCCAAGGCGGAGAGGAAGACGACGACACCCACCGCAAGTTTGAAACCACTGACATGCGCGAGTGGACATTTGCTTGCCCGCATTGCCATCACCGTCAGCAGTGGAAATGGGAGCAAATCGAATGGAGCAAGGACGCACGCGACGAATCAGGAGAGTGGGATTTCCAAAAAGTGCGCGAAACCACATCGATGCGATGCGAATCGTGCAACCACTACTTCGAGGATAGCGATAGGTCGCGTCGTGAACTCAACCTCACCGGGAAGTATGTGGCGACAAACCCCAACGCCCCGAAAGAAAATGCCGGGTTTCATTGGAATGCCCTATGCGCCATGAGCTGGGGCCGCCTGGCCGAACTTTATCTCAGGGCCAAAGCTGCCGCCAGACGGGGTGATGTGAGCCTCATCCAGCAGTTCTATCAAAAGCGTCTTGCCCTCGCATGGCGGGAATACCTCGAGGACTACAAGCTCGACATCGTGCCGGGAGGCTACCTCAAAGGTGAGTCGTGGGATGGCGAGGCCGGCGTGGATGCGCATGGTCGCTTGGTGCCATCCGGACAAACGTCGGCCTGCCCATTGCGCATCCTCACGGTGGACTGCCAAATGGACCACATGTTTCTCGTGGTTCGGGCATGGGCCGAGGATGGATCAAGCCGCCTGATTTGGGACGAGCGTGTGCTTACCTACACCGATGTCGCCAGCGTCCAGGAGCGATTCGGCGTTCATCCCAATCTGGTTTTCATTGATGCCGGATATGCCACCTACGATGTCTACCGCGAATGCGCATCACATGGATGGACCGCACTCATGGGCGACAAGCGGGCGACATTCACGCACAAGGTGAAAGGCCGCAAGTCGATCGAACGGTTTTATTCGCCTCGCCGCAAAGTGGTCCTCGGCCGCGGACAGAGCTGCTCGGTGTTTTATTGGAGCAACCTCAACATCAAGGACACGCTTGCCCGACTTCGCCGCAATCAAAACCCGGACAATGGCCCGGTGTGGGAGGTGCCGGACGACATCGATGAAGATTATCTCGCCCAAATGGAAGGCGAACACCGCATCAAAAAAAGCGGCAAATGGATGTGGGAGAGGATCGGATCCCGACCCAATCACCTGTTTGACTGCGAGGCCATGCAGGTCGCCGCCGCCACCATGCTCAAGATCGTCGGAAGAGAGTCACAATCTTCCGTTCAACCAGACCAACCCGACCAACCCGAAGACGTCGCATGACGCCGCTGATCAGATCGATCTCTTGGCCCCGTCTGATTGCCGTCCTCCGTTGACACAAATCGCCATTGCATGGCGCGAGGATTATTCGTCACAGGTTTCACCGTAGCGGAGGTGCTCGCCATACAGAGCCGTGCCAAAGCGCTCCTGCTGGATGGCAAGACGATCATGAGTTGGAATGATTCGGACACGAACGTGACCAAGCAATTCACCATGCCCGTGGACCAGGTGCTGGAGGAATGCGCCCATGCCCTGCGAATCCTTGATCCATTCGCGTATGGCAATTCCCAGCGTGTGGCCTCATCCAGCGTATCCGGATACCTCGCCAAATGAGCCGCATCAGATCCATCGCCAAACTTGTCATCCCGCCGGTTTTACAACCCAAGGCATGGGGGTCGCCCTACGAAGCCGCCAATTGGTCGCCACGCCGTGGATTTGTGCCGGGCGCAATGCCCACCGACGCTCGCAATGAACTCACACCGGGCGTTCGTACAGAATTGGTGCGCAAATCCAGGTACCTGCACAAAAACAGCGGATTCGCGCGAGAATTGGTGGCCAACATGGCGATCTACTCAACTGGCGATGGCATCAGGACCCAAGCCCAGTCGCCGGATTCAGGTTGGAACCGCGCAGCCGAGGAATACTTCTCCCTTTGGTCCGCCCGTTGTGAAGTCACCCGGCGATTCTCATTTGAGGAATGCCAAGCGCTTGTCTGCCGTGGCATGGACATCGACGGCGAGTATTTCGTCCATAAGACACGCAACGCCCAAGGCGAGCCACGCATTCAATTGATCGAGTCGCACCGAATTGGCGACCGCCTAGGGTCCACCAAAACCGTGGATGGCGTTGGCCTCGATGGCTGGGGCGCACCGATCTTTTACCGCGCCATCGAAGACAATGGTGACTTCAGGGACCTGCCGTCCGAAGCGGTGCTTCACATTCACGAACCAGAATGGGCCGGCGGAGTGAGGTGCCATCCGACCATCCAGCATTCGATCAACCACGTGCTCGATGAAATCGAATTGCTCGCCCTTGAAAAACACGCGGTCAAAGACAATGCCGATGTGGCCAGGGTACTTAAAACGGCACGCGGCGAACTCGATGATACGGGTGACTTCGTCGTCGGCGATGGCGTGACCGGCAATGAGCAAAGCGATCCAATGTCACTGCAGCGAATCGTCGGCGGAAAGCTCGTTGCACTCAAACCGGATGAATCAATCGAAAGCTTCCAGTCCAACCGCCCATCCCCCACTTTCACGGGATTCCTGGAACACCTCAGAAGGGACTCCGCACTGGGTGTGATCCCGTTTGAATTCGCGGCTGACTCAAGCAAGATCGGTGGTGCTGGCGTGAGGCTCGTGGTGGCCAAGGCAGACCGCCGCTTTTCATTCCGCCAGATGATTCTCGAACGCCGGCTGATTAGACCCGTTTGGTCCTATGTGATCGGCGATGCCATTAACCGCGGACTGCTCCCCCCGATGGAAGGCTGGTGGAAGATTTCCACTGTCCCGCCAAAACGTGTCACCGTGGACGCCGGGCGTGAGGCCCAACAAAACCGCGCCGATGTGGAAATGGGGCTCAAAACCTTATCCGACCACTTTGCCGAGTTAGGCGCTGACTTCGGCGAGGAAATCGAACGCAGGGCCGCCGATGCCAAGCTCATCCTGGAAACTGCCACGAAATACGACGTGCCGGTGGGAATGCTGTGGAAGGTCGCTGGTGAAGTTTCAATGATGACCTAGCTAAGTGCTACAAAAGCCGAATGATGGAACGGCACCATCGAAGATTTTGGATAAAATCCTTGCACGATCGTATATTTTTCGTTCTTTGGTTAAGAACCATGAAGGCACTATCAACTATTACCTCTATCATCCTTGTTAGTCTTGCTTTTTCCGCAATCGGCACAGCTGATGATTTTTTTGAGAGATCTCAAAAACAATTTGAAGAATCCAACAGACGCAACAGGGAAGCAAATGAACAGAGACAGCGCGATTTAGAGAAATGGCAACAAGAGCAGCAGCAAGAAAGGCGTGAACGAGAATTAGAAAGACGCGCTGAAGAAGCAGAGAGACGTGCAGAGGATGCAGAACGTCAGCGAAACTGGGGTCGTTAATACTCCAAGATTACCATTCTGTTCGTTCATTATTGAAAACGCAGGGGCGGACTTTCGGGTCCGCCTTTTGCTTTGGCTTGCGTTGACACCAACGCTTGGGAGTGAACCCAATCCTCTCCCAAACCCGTGAATGGTTGATTCAGCCCGAAGCGCTTCGTTCAATGGCCATCGCAGCCCGAAGCTTCGACAGTGGAAGCATCAATCTTGCCGCCAATAAACCCAGCAGTCCCCTGCTCACCATCGACAACGGCATCGGTGTGATTGCCATTGAAGGGCCGATTGTTCGCAAGCCGGATATCTTTGCCCGAGTCCTCATGGGAGCGACTGATGCCCTAGAGATCGGCGACGCCATTCGTGAAGCATCCGAGCGTGATGACATCAAGGCGGTGTTCCTCGATATAGACTCTCCTGGTGGAACGGTGGTGGGCACACCGGAACTTGCTGCTGCGGTGGCATCACTCAACGAGGATAAGCCAGTCTATGCGTTTTCATCCGGCCTCATGGCATCCGCCGCCTACTGGATCGCCAGCCAAGCCCGCGCCATCTACGCCACTCCATCCGCCCAAGTCGGATCCATTGGCGTGGTGCAGGCGGTGGTGGACGATTCTGAAGCGCTTGATCGGGATGGCATCAAGGTCGAGGTATTCTCGGTCGGCAAGTACAAGGCCATGGGTGCGCCGGGCACCAGCCTCACGGACGATCAACGCGACCTCATTCAATCGAACCTCGCTGAAATCGCCGGAGAGTTTCATGCAGCCGTCTTAGCTCGCGGTCGATCGATTCCAGCCGAGGCCATGGAAGGCCAAACATTCAGTGGGCGGCAGGCCCAACGCTACAACCTCGCAGGCATGGTTTCAGACCGCGCTGAGGCCATGAGAAGGCTGAGAGTTTATCACTCGTCGGTTGACACGGAATCCTGGGTGATGACCGCAACACTCGAAGACCAACTCGCTGAAGCGCGCACCCAGGTGGAAACCATCACCCGCGACTATCAGGCCCAGACCGAACTCATGAACGAGACCTCAGCCTCACTCGATTCGCTGCG